ACTCGATCAACTGCTCTTTGGTGTAGTGGGCGACTGCTTGCTTGATTTCTTCTTTAGTTAACATTGTTTTACCTTTTGTTGTTGTTTGTTATGCTTTAAGTATACCATACTTATCGGCGTTTGTCAAGGGGTATCTTTAATAATTCCCAAAGTTTTTTTGTTGCCGATTGTTTGTTGTGTTGTTGTTTGTCATATCTCTATTATACATATATCGGCAGATTTGTCAACCCCTATTCACCTTAATTCTGGAATTTTATCAAAGTTTTTTCCGGGGGGTGGGTGTTTTATCTTCACTGCCATATTGACACGCGACTGCCATTTTGACATAGGTGGTTGAGACAAAATTAGGACGCTCCCGAAGGTGTGTCTTACCCAAAGCATGTAAATCGGCCCACAATATAAAAATAATTAGATAGAATCCACTAGGTGCGTACCAAGACCATCTATACCTGTAAAGAACCAATTGGTGCCCTGTCAGGTAACAAGCTGTTTTAGAAAGCAACTAGGTCTTTACTACAATTTTCTTTTCAATACTTTTTCAATTTCGGTCGGAACCGCTTTACAGGACTGAGTTGACATGGTGGGTCATTGCTCAGATTCATTTTTTGCCTAGTCTCGGAGTGCTTGTTCACTCTCACGTAACTTTCTATTTGCTAAATGGTTAGAACGCAAAACTACACCAGTAACGTTTTTTTACAAGTTGTTAGCAAATTGTGACACTTTACAGCCATTATCACACCCTATTATAGTCTAATTTCACCAATTTTCAAAAACCTTTTTGGAAAAAACTTGTTTTATGCGTATAATACTTAGAGAAGACATTACTTTAATGAAAGAAGAGACATGAATAAAAAAGAACCACAAAAATGTCAATCGAAGATGTGTTGTAAGGCAACGGCACAGTTAAACGCAGAGATTGTCGATGAACTGATGAGTGACGATAAATCGTTAGGAGAATTATTGTCAAAAAAGGAAAAGGAACAACAAGATGACGTACTATCTGAAGACCCTAAAGAGTAACACTGGAAAACTCTATAGGTATGTACAATACGGAAAACTAGAAAATTGTGACGATATTGATATAGATGACTGTAAATTTTCAGTTGAATTTAAACTAGAATATCAAGATTATCTCAATAATTCCGACTTAGCATCACAAGTAGGTGATGGTGAGGACTTTCTAGCCTATCTAATACCGGAATCTGGCCCTCCAAGACGCATAGGCGTTCAATGTAGACGCGATGGCGATAATTTAAGGGTTAATTTTCCTCCAAACACAGAAAAAGACATCCCAAATAATTCTATAGTTATACTTAGAGCTTGGATGCCCCCACAACCGCCAGAATATTATTGGTCTGGGGATGGTCTTGTTTGGACTTCTGATGGTGTACTATCTTTAGAAGATGGTGATCTAATTACATGTAAAGACGGTGAAGTAAGCAAAATTACTCTCCAAGATTTACTCTTATCTATTTCTAAGCTCAAAACTAAAAAGTCGCCCTCTTATTCAGAGCTAAAAGTAGTAAAATCTAAAGGTCGCCCTAAAAGACCTTCTCAAGGTACTATTATCTACAACGACTTATCAGGTCGTTTGGAAATCTATACCAAAGATGGATGGAAAGGATTGAAATATGAAGATTCCTAATGGGATGACAGAAGAAAGTGTCATGAATACTATAACTACGGTATGTGATAGAATATCTCCTAGATATACCTTTTACGGATATACAATTGATGACATAAAACAAGAGGCTTTTATTATTTGTATTGAAGCCCTTAACAGATATGATGGAATTCGCCCTTTGGAAAACTTTTTAAGTGTAAACCTATCTAATCGACTTAAGACATTCATGAGAGACAATTACTTCACCGGTTCGAGTTCCGAGAACCGTAAGAAGGTGTTTCAACCAGCACAATTAGACTACGAAGACCACATTGTTGATGAAAAAGAACAGTTTGCTAATAGCTATGATGATCTAGACATGCAGGAGATGGTTAAGGCTATTGACCACCACATTCCTGCAAACATTAGAATGGATTATTTAAAAATTATCAATGATATCTATGTAGCAAAACAGAGGCGAGAAGAAATCATAGAAACAATACAGCAAATACTTGAGGATCATGGTCATGAAAAAGAAGAAGGGTAGACTATCCAGTGCTGAGATAGAGAAGATTGAAAATCTTCATTTAACCCATACCCCGGAGGCCATAGCCGAAAAACTTAACCGCGACCCTGAAAGTATAGCTAAACATATAAAAAAGCATTACGGAATGGGTGCTACAAGAGAAGAGCAGGCTGCATTTGAGTTAGATAGCCGACCTTACTGGGCAGAATTACGCCAGCAGTTCACAGAGGAAGAATTAAAGCTATTTAAGTATCATTGGTCAAGAATTATTTCACAATTCCGAGATGATGTGATTCCAACCGAAGAATTACAAGTTGTTGACTTAATCAAGCTAGAATTGTTGATGAATCGGGCATTGAAGGGTAATAAAGACAACATTGAGCAGATTTCAGCTTTAGACGCTCTGATTACAGCCGAGAGACAGCGTGACCCCGATCAAATAGATACAGACCAGCTTTTCAATATGGAGCGTCAGGTAGCCTCTCTGAAAGCCTCACAAGAGTCTCTTAATAAAGACTACAGAGAGCTACAGACTAAGAAGAACTCCATGTTAAAAGAGATGAAGGCAACCCGTGAGCAAAGAGTTAAGCGTTTAGAGGACAGTAAGCAAAATTTTACTTCTTGGATGGCACATTTAGTTGCAAATCCAGAAGTTACCAAGCAATACGGTATGGAAATGGAAAAAATGCGATTAGCTATGGACAAAGAGAAGCAAAGGCTGTCTCAGTTCCATAAATATACCGACGAGATGGTTGATCAACCATTTCTTACACCAGATACAGTTAAAGACTAGGAAAGGAACATATGAAAGCTATTATTTTTGGTATTACCGGTCAAGACGGTAGTCACCTTGCTGATCTTCTACTATCAAAAGACTACCACGTAGTGGGAGTCTCCCGAAGAGCCAGTACTGACAACACACAAAGAATCAAACATATCCTCGGAAACAAAAGGTTCGAGTTGGTTCAAGGTGACATTACTGATGCTCATTCTGTAATAAATATACTTAAAAAACATGAAGATGTAGATGAAATCTATAATTTAGCTGCACAATCCCATGTAGCAGTGTCATTTAAGCAACCAGCGTTAACTTGGGATATAACAGGCAAAGGCTGTTTAAATATTCTACAATCCATAGTGGATCTTGGTATTAATTCTAGGTTCTATCAGGCTAGTTCCAGCGAAATGTATGGCAAACACTACGATGAATTGTCACCGGGGAACAAATTTCAAAATGAAGATACTAAATTCATGCCCCAGAGCCCTTACGCTATTGCTAAATGTGCTGCACACCATATGACTAGATTGTTCCGCGAGGCTTACGGTTTACATGCTAGTGCAGGTATTCTATTCAATCACGAAGGTGAACGAAGAGGTGAAACCTTTGTCACACGTAAGATCACTAAGTGGATTGGTGACTGGGTAAAAAGCGGTCGAGATTTAAATTTTCCAAAGCTGCGTCTAGGTAACTTGGAAGCATTTAGAGATTGGGGGTATGCTGGAGATTACGTGGAAGCGATGTGGATGATGCTACAGCAGGATAGTCCACAGGATTTTGTTATCTGCACCGGCGAAACTCATACTATTCGCGAGTTCCTAGACGTAGCGTTTTCACACATTGGAATTGACGACTGGTCTGATTTAGTAATTCAAGATCCTGAATTCTATAGACCCGCAGAAGTAGACTATTTAAGGGGTGATTGTAGTAAAGCAGGTGATGTATTGGGATGGACCCCCAAGCATAGTTTTGAAGATCTTGTAAAATTAATGGTAGACCATGATACGGTATGAAGATTTACGTTTTATACATAGATATGAGTCTGATTTTACCAAGATTAAAAAAGTATAGACTTCAAGAGTTTAATTCTCAATTCCCAATCATTTTTATTGAAGCAGAAGATCCAGACGACGCATGTTACAAATGCTCATGTAAATTCACAGAAATATTGTTAAAACAAGACTACTCTAAAGAAAATGCAGAGTTCATAAAGAATATCTCTTATGAATTAAGGATTCTAAAGGTATATAATAAAGATGAAAAGAAATTATAGCGATCCAGTCTATAGGTCTTGGATAGCTAAGGTTAAAAAAAGAGACAAATATACTTGCCAAATGCCAAAATGCAAATGCAAGAAAAAATTGCAAGCTCACCATATAAAGAAATGGTCGAGTGCGTCCATGTTGAGATACGATGTAAATAATGGCATTACACTATGCCGCAGTTGCCACGAGTCAATAAGTGGTCAAGAACATTTATATGAATCTTTATTCATGGAGATTGTGAGAAAAAATGCCAAGTAAAACCAATGCTTACACCGTAATAAAAGATACCAGAGAGCAAGATGGGTACACTTTTGAAAGTTTTACCGGTAGATACACCTCTTGTAAAGGTATGGTCACAAAAAAATTAGATACAGGCGATTATTCGCTTGAAGGTTTAGAAGAAAAACTTTGCATAGAGAGAAAAGGTAGAATATCAGAACTAGCAATTAATCTAGGAAAAGACAAAGCTAGGTTCATGAGAGAAATAGAAAGAATGAAAGACTTTCAATTTAAGTTTTTAGTTCTTGAATTTTCATTAGATGATGTTATAAAATTTCCAGAAGGAGCAGACATACCACAAAGCAATATGTCGAAAGTTAAGATAACTGGCAAATATCTATTAAAAATGCTGGTAGAAATACAAATGCACCACAAAATACCAATACTTTTCTGTGGAAATAAGAAAAATGCAAAAATGATTATAAATAGTATTTTCAAAAGAGTAAATGAACACTATTCGCAAGAGGTAGATAATGACGTTGAATGTTGATACAATTTCAGATGTACAGTCTTACGGATTAGACGCTAAGAATAGGGAACTATATTTACACGGACATATTAGTAACATGGAAGAAGATCCCGGCGTAGAATATAGAATGACAGCTAGTTTTTACAAAAACATAAGAATACTTGATTGCATAAATAAAGAACCGATTATTATTCACATGTTTAGTGATGGTGGCGAGTGGGATGCTGGAATGGCTATTTTTGACGCAATATCTTTATGCCAATCATACGTAACAATTATTGCATACGGACAAGCATCGTCCATGAGCAGCATTATACTGCAAGCCGCTGATAAAAGAGTAATGATGCCTAACTCGCACTTTATGGCTCATTATGGATCTGTTAGCTGCGGTGGAGATCACTTAAGTGCTCATAACTATGCAAAGGTTGACAAAAAGAACACTGAAACCATGATTGATATTTATACAGACGGTTGTGTAAAGGGTAAGTACTTTAAAGAGCATTATACTGAAGTAACTGAAGAAAAAGTAAGAAACTATTTGAAGAGAAAACTTAAAGATGGTGACTGGTATTTAGATCCCAACGAAGCTGTTTACTATGGTTTTGCAGACGCAGTTCTAGAAACAAGAAAATTTCCCAGTATAGATAGTCTAAAATAATGAAAGAACTCAAGACTATAGAAGATGCGTGGCTTAATTTAGAAGATGTCAACACAGACCAACTAATTAACCCATTTGACATTGTTAACTTTAATGAAGATGATTCGCATTTTAAACTACTTTGGCTAATGACAAGGCCAGAGTATTTCTCTTTTCTTTGTAAGCATGTTTTTAATATAAACATCTTACCATCTCAAGCACTCTTTCTTTGCGAGATGTGGAACAGAAAGTTTCCAATGCTTATTGCTAGTCGTGGTTTTGGTAAATCTTTTATATTAGCTTTGTATTCAATGATCAGAGCTTTAATATTACCCGAACGTAAGGTTGTGATTGTTGGTGCCGCCTTCAGACAATCTAAAGTTCTTTTCGAGTATATGGAGACAATATGGAACAATGCACCTATTTTAAGGAGTATGTGTGATGCTAACAGTGGTCCGAGACGTGACGTTGACCGTTGCGTTATGCGTATTAATAAGTCTCGCGTCACTTGCTTGCCTCTGGGGGACGGACAAAAAATTAGAGGCCAGCGTGCTAACGATATTATTAGTGACGAATTTGCTAGTATACCGAGAGACATATTCGAGACTGTTGTTGCAGGTTTTGCAGCGGTCAGTTCAGACCCTATTGAAAATGTTAAAAAGATAGCTGCAAGGAAAAAAGCCGCAGAACTAGGAATAGAAATAGAGCAAGAAAGTGATTCAGTTATAGAGAAGAAAGATAACCAGATTATCTTGTCGGGTACTGCATATTATGACTTCAATCATTTTGCAGAATACTGGAAGAAATGGAAGTCTATTATCAAGAGTCAGGGTAAATCTAGTAGACTCAGAGAAGTTTTTGGAGAAGATCCACCCAAGGATTTTAACTGGAAAGACTATGCAATCATCAGAGTGCCTTACGAGCTTCTACCAGAGGGCTTTATGGATGCCTCACAGGTCGCTAGATCAAAGGCAACAGTCCATGCTGGAATATATCAGATGGAATTCGGAGCGTGCTTTACACGCGATTCTCAGGGCTTCTTCAAGAGATCTCTTATCGAGTCATGTGTAACATCAGATAAATACGTAGATAGAACACCAATTAAAGACTCAGAGGGTTCAGAAATTAACTTTCAAGCACAACTCATTGGAGACAAAAGTAAAAAGTACATATTTGGAGTTGACCCTGCATCAGAAGTGGACAATTTTAGTATAGTTGTATTAGAAGTAAATGGAGATCATAGAAAGATAGTACATTGCTGGACTACAAATAGAGAAGAACACAAAGGTAAAGTAAAGAGTGGTTTCTCTTCAGAGACAGATTTTTACTCGTATTGTGCTAGAAAGATTAGAGATTTGATGGCTAGATTCCCATGTGTACATATAGCTATGGATGCTGGTGGTGGAGGCATTGCTGTTATGGAGTCTCTACATGATAAAGATAAAATTCGAGAAGGTGAAGTTGCAATCTGGCCGGTTATAGATGAGAATAAACCAAAAGATACGGATGATGAAAGAGGGCTACATATTTTAGAGATGTGCCAATTCTCTAAATACGATTGGCTTGCTGAAGCTAATCACGGCATGAGAAAAGATTTTGAGGATAAGATTCTATTGTTTCCAATGTTTGACTCAATTAGTCTTGGTATTGCTAATGCTGAAGATGGGCTTAAGGGTAGAAATTACGACACCTTAGAGCAATGCGTTATGGAAATTGAAGATATGAAAGATGAGCTTGCCATGATTATGATCACTCAAACCACAACGGGTCGAGATAAGTGGGACACCCCAGAAACTGTAGTTGGAACAGGTAAAAAGGGTAAACTTAGAAAAGACCGTTACTCTGCATTATTAATGGCTAATATGGCAGCTAGAACAATATCTAGAACACCAACACAACAAGAGTACTTTATTTATGGTGGTTTTGCTACTATGGGAAATGGTTCTCCAGAATCAAAAAGTAAAAATGAAAACATGTTCCAAGGACCAGCTTGGTTTACCGATAATATGAAGGATGTTTACTAGTGTTTTGTGTATAATATAAAAGCAATTAGATTACAATCCAATTAACAAGGAACAAACCATGTCAGACCCCCTAATTAGCTGGGATGATAATGATCGAAGTAGGTCAGAGGCTTTTGAAAAGTATTCTGATTCCACAGAGGCTTACGACGGTATAGCTAGGGCTTACCACAGAGATTTTCTAGATATTGAACCAAATAGGTCCGTAAAGCCACATTTTGGGTCTAATGACTACTATGCTTTTAGACCAGAAGAGCAAGTTCCACGCCGTCAAAAAAGCATCATTAAAATGTGTATGGATGCTTATGATAAAGTTGGTATTGTAAGAAACATCATCGACCTCATGGGTGACTTTGGATGTCAGGGTATTCAAGTTGTCCATGAAAACAAAAGTGTAGAAAAATTTGGTCAACAATGGTTCAAAAGGATTTCAGGTAAAGAAAGATCTGAAAGATTTCTAAATAACTTCTATAGAACAGGAAACGTGTTCATTTACAGAAGTTACGCCGAAATAACCCCAGAAATCTCTAAGTATATAAAATCTTTGGCTTCGGATATTACGGTCAAGATTCCAAACATAGAGCAAGCTGTGGTTCCTTGGCGTTACAATTTTTTCAATCCACTAACTATGGATATGAAAAATGGCACAGTAAGTATGTTTATAGGTAAAAAGAACTATGCACTTACTGCCAATACATTTTTTGATAACTTCAAAGACGGTACTATTCCAGTAAAAGTCTTGGAAACCTTACCGGTGGAAGTAAAAAATGCCATAAGAAAACAAGAAAGAAAGATTGATCTTGACCCAGAAAGACTTTCTATTCATCACTACAAGAAGGATGACTGGCAGCAGTGGGCACATCCCTTGGTCTACGCTATTCTCGATGACATCATCATGCTTGAGAAAATGAAACTTGCCGACCTTGCTGCTTTAGATGGTGCAATTTCAAACATTCGCCTCTGGACGCTTGGCGATTTTGATAATAAGATTTTACCCACAAAAGAAGGTATCAACAAACTCCGAAATATTTTAGCCAGTAATACCGGTGGAGGAACAATGGAGTTGGTGTGGGGTCCAGAACTAAAGTTTCAAGAGAGTAATTCTCAGGTTTACAAGTTTTTGGGTTCTGAAAAGTACCAATCTGTTCTAAACAGTATTTACGCTGGTCTTGGTGTTCCCCCTACGTTGACAGGTATGGCAAACAATGGTGGTGGATTTACAAACAATTTTATATCTCTCAAAACTTTAATGGAGAGATTGCAATACGGTAGGGATGAGTTAACCAGATTTTGGACTCAAGAACTTGAAATGGTTAGAAAAGCTATGGGTTTTAGGAAACCCTTTCACGTTGTGTATGACCAAATGAGTCTTTCAGACGAGGCTTCTGAGAAGAATCTTCTTCTACAGCTTGCGGATAGAGACATTATTTCACATGAAACTGTTCTTGAAAGGTTTAAAGAAGTTCCTGCGGTTGAAAAAGTTAGATTAAAACGGGAAGATAAGGCTAGAGATGCTGATAAATTACCCCCAAAAGCAAGTCCATTTCACAATGCTAATCAAAAATTTGAAATTGATAAAATGGAAAAGCAAGCTGATATCAATGAAAAGGTAGCAGAGAAAAAGCAGCAAGACAAACCACCGCAAGAAGATAAAAGTATCATACAGGATAATGGTCGTCCACCACAAAAACAAGATGAAGAACCAAGAAAAAAACGAGTTGATACACCTAGAAGCAAACCGGGGGTCGCAGAACTTTTCGTTTGGGCAAGTAATGCTTTCGATTCGACCTTTGATTTGACGGCGGGGTACTTAGAATCTAAGGGTAAAAGTAACATGAGGCAGTTAACCAAAGCTGAAGCTGTTGAACTTGAATTTCTTAGACTTTCTGTATTCACAAACTTGGAGCCTATGTCAAAAATAACCAATGAAAACATATATAATGCTCTAAATAAGAAAACACCCTCTATTGCTATGGACCTAAAATCAATAAGAGAAAGAAGCGATGGGGTTGATAACTACAGGAAACAAGTCGTTGCAGAGTATGTAGAGTACCTTTTGTCCAAAAAATGATGCTTTTTTCACAAAAATTATTTTTTTGTGTATAATCCTCTGAGGTAATAAAAATGACCATAAAAATATTCCAAAACGAAATAAATGACGGTATTGGCGAACTTATTAAGAGTACCGCCAGCGTTGCATATTGTTCTGAGGCAAAATTTCACAATGATGTCCCTGAAGAAGTCGTTGCCAAAGCAATCGCTGAGAATAAAGATCAGATAGACCTTTACTATTTAGAGTCCGTTCTGGTTTCTTGCGGTTGGAATAAGAACGATGATGTATTCATGCCAGAGGCGACTTGGGCAGCAAGAAATACGCCAGAAGATAAGCAATTTAATTTTATGCACGATGAGAATGATATCATCGGACATATCACCGGAAGTTATGTACTAACGAAAGAAGGCAAGGCTGTTGCAGACGATGCACCCATGCCAAAAGACTTCGACATAATTACACAAGGTGTACTTTACAATAGTTGGACCGGTGCAGAAAATAGAGAAAGGATGGGAAAGATTATTGCTGAAATCAAAGAAGGTAAATGGTACGTATCTATGGAGTGCCTATTTGCTGGATTTGACTACGCTTTAATTGATGATAAAGGTAACGCTAAGGTCTTAGCGAGGGACGAAGAATCTTCTTTCCTAACTAAACATCTAAGAGCCTATGGTGGTTCTGGAGAATATGAAGGATACAAAGTCGGTCGTGCTTTAGCTAATATTTCGTTTTCTGGAAAAGGATTGGTTTCCAAGCCAGCTAACCCAAGAAGTGTAATCTTGGCACAGACTAGTACGGCACAGTTTAATGTAGATAATAATTCTGAACTTTCTATAGGAGAATTTAAAATGTCAGATGTTCTAACGACTCAAGTTTCTGAGTTGAAGGCACAGCTTGAAGAAGCAAAAGCTGAAAACTCGGCTATCAAAGCTCAGATCGAAGAAGCAAAAGACAAAGAGTTTGCTTCCAAGGTTGAGGCTTTTGAGGCTGCTGCTGATGAAAGCAAAGCCACGATTGATGAACTGAACGAAACAATTAAAGCTACCCAAGCTCGCGTTGCTGAACTTGAGGATGCTCTCAATACCTCCAGTGCTGAATTGGCAGAAGCCATGAAAGAAATGGATAAAATGAAGAAGAAAGAAGCCATGATGAAGCGTAAGGCTTCTTTGGCTGAAGCAGGTTTTGAAGAAGATGAAATCGAAGAAACCCTTGCTGGTTTCGAGTCTCTATCAGATGAAGCCTTTGAAACTGTAGTTGCTTTGATGAAGAAAAAAGAAGAAAAAGCAATGAAAATGGACAAGGAAAAAGCACTTAAGCCAAAGGCTGAAGAGCAAGATGATGAGAAGAAGAAGAAAGAGGCAGAAGCAGGTATGCCTCCCGAACTAAAGGAAGCAATCGAAAAAAAGAAAAAAGAGAAAGAAGCTAAGGCTGAACAAGACGAAGCAGAAGCTCTTGATTCCTTTGAAGACCTCGAAACTGGTGAGGCCGCACTTACTGTTGCAGAAGATGTCAATGAACTTGACAGAGCAAAAGCAGAAGTGGCCGATTGGTTCACAAATCACGTACTTAACAAGTAAATATAGGAGAACTAAACTATGGCTCTTAAAGCAGATAGATACGAAGAATCAACAGACATCAGCTATTTCTATGTAGCTGGTACTGGTGCCCGTGGTGGAGTTGTTTGCCTTGATTTGCTCAGTGCTTCTGGTGCTGCTCTTGATCAAGGTAACAATACTGTCTCGTACCAGCAGGCAGCAACATCCGATGTTCCTGTTGGAATCCTTCTTAACGATGTCGTTAACAAGGACTTGACCAGAACTCACCTTAATCAATATAAGGATGAAGTTCAGAAGGGTGGTAAAGTTACCGTCCTAACTCGTGGTTGGGTTGTAACTAATATGATTGATGGAACAGTTGGTCCCGGCGACTTGGCTTATGCCTCTGACGCTGGTGGAACTGCCGGATATCTTAGCAACTCAGCAGCAAACGCTGCCGGTTCTGGAAACTTGGCTGTTGGCCGATTTATGTCCGCAAAGGACGCTGATGGCTATGCTAAAGTTTTCGTCAACCTTCCAAATCACGGTGCTAACTAAGCCATAATCTAAGGAGAAAAATAAAATGTCATATACAGAAAGACCAAGTGATGAATTCATCAGTCTTTATAAAAAGACCGGTGATAGCGATCAGAATGTGGCTTATGCTGCACAGCGTGAATTCGCTAAAGCACTAGAACTTCCTCTTCGCAAAGGTGTTCTTGTTGGTAATATTCTCGGAGATATTTTCGAGACTATTAATGTCGAGCCGGGAGCTTCTACTGAGTATCCTCTCGATATGATTTCTCCGGGTCTTGAGGGTGAGCATGTAGCTTACACCAACCCCGGTCATGGTCGCATCCCTGAGCGTGCGGTCGAGAGTGATTACGTCATGATTCCAACGTATAGCATCACATCGAGCATTGATTACTTGCTTCGATATGCTAAAGAAGCTCGTTGGGACGTTGCTGCTCGTGCTGCACAGGTCATGGAAGCTGGCTTTGTTAAGAAGATGAACGATGACGGGTGGCACACACTTCTTGCCGCTGGTGTTGATCGTAACATCTTGGTTTACGACGGTGATGCTACCGCAGGCTTGTTCTCCAAGCGTCTGGTTTCTCTCATGCAGACCGTTATGCGTCGTAATGCTGGTGGTAACACTGGTTCTGCTAATCGTGGTCGATTGACTGATTTGTACGTTTCTCCAGAAGCTCTTGAAGATGTCCGTAACTGGGGTCTTGATGAGGTTTCAGATCAGATTCGTACTCAGATCTATAACACCCCCGGCGAGGCACCTGTTACTCGTATCTTTGGTGTTACTCTCCATGATCTTGATGAACTTGGAGAAGGTCAAGAGTACCAAGATTTCTTTGAGAATGGTCTTGGTGGTGCTGTTGAAGCATCTGACGCTGAGTTGGTTATTGGTCTTGACCAAGGTGCTAACGACAGCTTCATTATGCCAATGAAGCAGGCTTTGCAGGTCTTTGAAGACCCAACCCTGCACCGTCAGCAGAGAGTTGGATACTACGGTTGGGCTGAACTTGGATTTGGCGTTTTGGATAACCGTAGAATTATCCTTGGCTCATTCTAAGCATTATTTGCTTAACTGCCTTACCTCTAGAGTCATTCCCATTTCAACGGGAATGGCTCTTTTTTTGTGTATAATACTTAGTAAGTCGCGTTCTAAAAACAGGATAATTTTCGAGGGGAAAATATACAATGACAGCTTTATCTGACTATCTAGAGTCTGGTTTGCTTCACTATGTGTTTAAAGGTGAGGCATTTCCAAAACCAAAAAACGTAGCAATCGCACTATGCAGTGGAGTTCCCGCTGAATTTCATACTGGAGTCTCTCGATATAAAAATGAAGCAGAGGGCGGAAGATTGCCAGAAATTCCATCTGGAGACCCAACAACTGGAGAAGATACTGGATATAGAAGGTATGATCTTGGAGATCCAACAGACGGCGATGACGACTGGACTTATCCACTTGATGGTCATCTTGATGGTAGTGGTTTAATTAGAAATAGTGTAAATTTTCTTTTTAATACAGCACTTCAAGATTGGGGTTGGGTGTCTGGTATCGCTATTGTTGACTCCGGCGAATACGGCACAGGCAATCTTCTTATGTACGCAGAGTTAAACAATCCTAGAATTATTTATCAGGGGGATTCAGTAAAGTTCGACGCATCTACTCTACAAATTAAATTCAAGTAATAGAGAGCAAAAATGGCTACTTTTTCCAGAACTGAGTATATTCAAAATATACAAGGTCTATTACCGGATAACTCTACTCAACAGATTTCTCCGCTAGATCTTAGAACTTCACTGGTAGATATTGTAGACTCCGTTCACTTATTTTTCGCAGATAAAGATATAGTATCAAACAACTTTTCTACCCCAGATGTCAGATCAACAAGGGGTGGAAGGGGTGCTATAGCATCTATAAATCTAGCTGGAAGAAGTAGTACAGATAACTCTGCTTTTGGTTATCAAACCCTAAGACAAAACTACGACGGTAGCGGAAATACTGCTGTTGGTTCTTTTTCTCAAGGGTGTAACCTATATGGAGATTCAAACACATCTATTGGATATTTGGCATTAGCTTCCAACACAAACGGTGATGGAAATGTGGCCGTAGGTTCTTACGCTCTAAATAATAATAAGCGTGGAAATTTTAATATAGCAATTGGTCATGGTGCCGGATGGTATATTGGGCCAGACGATGACTACACACTATCTATTGGTTCTTTCAATGTCCAGTCTGAGGACTTTTGTGATGTAGGTGGAGATCTCTTATACACGAGTGTAGATAAACCACTTATTTACGGTAATCTAGATCCAAACAATCATAAGCTCGCTATAGCTACAGATCATCTTCACGAATACGGAACCCTGCAAGTATCTGGTGATGTCTCTCCAACACTACCCAACACTTTTTGGCTCGGCAAAAGCCAATACCCTTGGTTAGGAATTAATGATGAAATTTACTTTAGCGGTAAATATGTTGGTGTAGGTGGATACCCCTCCGGTGCTGCACACGGTATACTTGGTTCTGCTGGTTCAGACGACGCAAAGATGACTGTCTATGGAGATCTTATACCTAGTGAATCTGGAAGGTATGCTTTAGGACACCCATCATTACCTTGGGACGGTTACTTCAATGACGTTGTAATTTCAGGTCAATTACATGCAAACGATGTTAATTATAACCATGTTAATGAATGTCTATATGATTGCAAAACCCTACACTTAGCAACCAGTGGATTCTGCGATCCCGAAGATGATGGGTTCCACAATTCTGCCGTATGCGGTTTTCTCAGTGATTCTGATCTAGATGGTGCCGGATTTGAAATTCACTCCAGTGGAGGATCACCCGGACAGCCAGATTTTTACAGAAGAGACTATAGATTTATTTATAGACAACCAGACGCGACTTTAAAGTGTCTCCCGTTTGGAGATGCTTTTGGGAGATCTAGATTTGAATCTAATATTTCTTTAGAAATAGAAAGTGGCAAAGCCCTCATAACAGAAAGAGTTCTTGGTAGAGATGAGACTTCTCATATTACCCAAAGCGGTTGTTACGGAATGTTCATCAATCCAGTTACCGTATCTGGTCAAGAGGTAAGGTTTACAGACATAGATCAAGCGTTTGTTCAATATTCTGGTATACAAGATATAAACTTTATCTCTAGATCGGGCACAGATCTTAACAGTTGCGGATCTCCATCTGGTTATAATTATGGAGTTACCTACGGTTCGGTAGATTCAGGCGTTAAGATAATTCAAAGTTTTCTTACTAGAATTAAGGATGAAAACGTTAGAGGTTTTAGACTTATTTATCACGACGAAAGAGACAGTAATGGAGAACTTTCATGCGACTGCCTTGGAAATAAAACTTTAGACGTTGGTCAGCAAAAAGTTGTTGTGGAACCCGTATTTTAATAATAACAGGTATATGAAATGACATGTGATCCAAAGACAAGAGACAGATTATCCATACACCTTGAAAACGGTGAGCACAACACCGAAAGGGAAGCTGTAACTGTTTTAAGAAATGGTGGAACGGCGGAACAATCTGGACTTGTCGGAATAACAAACGCAACTTACAATCCATTAACAGAATGTGATCAGGTAAAGTTGCCAGAAACCATATTTAACGTTCAGTCTACTGGAGATTCAAACATTAGATTCTCTAGTGGTCCATCCATTCATTATAGAAGCAATTTAGAGCTTCTCGGAAATGGGAATAAAAGAGCCTCTGGTTTACTAATTCATTATGATCCAGAGCTAGATAATGCTTTTACTGTAGGTCCGGGTTACGGAGGTCATGGTGATTTTTGCGTAGATCCGAACGGTGGAAACAATCCCGTTGCTCACATATCATTGATAAGACCTAGTGGGTGCGAAGGTGCTGAGTTCTCACATCAAACTTTTGCCGAGAACGGATATGTTGGTATTGGTCTGACGAGAGCAAGAAATGATGACGACACAGATTACGAAAATAGGGTTTTCCCACATGCACCGCTAACAATAGCATATGTTTGTGAAGGTCATGCAGATAGTGGAACTATATCTATGCATGAGCAAGATTCTACACCAAGCACTTATAGTAATTTTGGAAAGATATATGTCAAACCGTTTGTAAAAGATGATAGGTCTCAAGCGTTATTCTTCTTAGATGACAATGGTGTTGAAACAAACCTTGTTCTATCACAAGATCTAGAGGCTAGAAACTCATTTGATGGTTTAATTTGGGGTAATCAACACGGTAATACGTTCGGAGGTCATGGTACACCAGCGGATAGGTTTGATGATCCAAACCATACACACAACACATTTTTCGGACATTTTGCCGGTCACACACTTATAACTAATCCCGCCGTAGGTGATGAGAATGAAGTAAATTGCAACACCTTAATAGGTTATAGAGCCGGTAGCGGTCTAAGACCGACAAGTAATCAAAACACAGTTGTTGGTTGTGATAGTCTTACCGGTTTTATTAAAGCAAATAAAAATGTTATACTTGGATCTAATAATGTTACAAATGGTAATGGTTCAGAGGGTCCAGACAAAGCGATAGTAATTGGTGTAGATCTATTTGATTCTGACGCACCGGATGATAACTCACTGACAATTGGTATAGGAAATAGTCCATTAGTATTAGCAAACCTTGCGGGTGCTAGAGATTTTACAATTCAAGATGCCGCCTTTGAGATCTTTGATACAGATGAATACTCATATAAAATAAGTCACGTTTTCAGACCGATTACCGAAGAGTATGAATCTGTCCACACAATTACTGATTACAAAAGAGAAGGTGCTGAAAAACCAAAGAATAGCTTGGCTTATGATTTTGTTAACGCTGATTCTTCAGAAAGTTTAAGGCTTTTTATTCTTGATCCCGATGGTGCCGAGATGACCCAAGACTATACTTGGGCACAGCCAGACGAGGATAGACCTTTTGCTTCACTTCAGGGTGACTTTAATCTTAGAGGTGCTATAAGATTCCAAGATGGAACGTCCTTATCTGGATTATCTGAGTTTGAATTGTTACCTACCCTTGGAAGAAAAGGTATAAACAAAGTATTAGTTGCCTCAGAGAATACAAACTATTTCCAATTAGACTATTCTGATGTTCAATTAGCTGGTAACGTTAGTGATAATATTAGAACTGACAATACGTTTGTTGCTGTTCAATTAGATGGAACAAGTTCAAGCAGCATAGGCAAGATGTCTTTGCAAGGACTTGCTGATTATATCACAGAAGGTCAGTCTAGTATAGGTGAAAACTGTAATGTTCTTATATCCAATCCAGAAAATGAACTAAAGGTTAATCTAGCTAAAAATGCAAATTCAGTTATGATTGGTTGTAATGTAGCCCACGGCATGACTGGGCAAAACAATTCAATCATGATTGGTAGCTCTGCCGGAGCACTTGCTACTGTGGATAACCCAACTCTTACTACTGATTGGTCTAACATATTCATAGGATCTTCAGCGGGTTACGAAAGTAACAATACCGCTTATACTATTGCTATAGGTAATGGTGCTGGTAAAAACTCCGACTCATCTCAAGATGCAATTTATTTAGGTAATTCTGCTGGATTAAACTCATCCTATTCGAGATCTATAGGTATTGGAAAACACGCACTAGAAGGCTCAAATAACAGTGCAGAAGGTGGCGTGGGCAACTTAGAAATTGTTGCCGGTTTTTTAAATTCTCAAAGATTATTCCACCCAACAGTTGTTGAAGACCCTGATATTTCTAACAGGATGAATATTAATAACTGTATTGCTGGTAGATCAGACCTTAAGAATATATCTATTGGAGACGCTAGACTTTCACCTACATCACCACTTGAAGTCAGAAGAGCAAGCGATACTCATGGATCTAATCCAAACGATTACATTCAGGCTTGGTATTGCGATGATCAGCTTGTCGCTAGTATAGATTGTGATGGTACATTTAGTGGGAACGGTGGTGGCACCGGTTCGTTTATTGAGGGCTTTATTGAGGTGGATGATAATGACCTTACTAATGCTGCGACTATGGGCACACCCACATCTGGAAAACTTCGTGTTTACGAAAACGGTGTTATAACAGATCAAAGATTTTATATAAAAAATAGAGATGCGAATCTTACAATTCCATCAAACACTTTTGTTGTGGCTGCTAAGATCGGTAATGACTACAGACCTTTGTGGGTTAGCTGTCCATAATAAATAGGAAAAGGAAAGGTAGAATGGGAAGACCAAATCAATGTAACCCTTGCTGTGGAGACTCAGATCCTCCTCCACCTTGCTCGGAAGTGTCTAATTGTGATGCATTGATATGTGTTGCACTCATAGATGAAAACTCTCACGGGGCCAAAGGTGACGATACTGCCAGAAAAAGATTTGAAAAAAGGTACGACTTATTTTCCAAGGCTTACCCAAATAGGCTTTTAATTGTCTTGGATCTACCCAAGTTCGGCAACGCCGAGATGGTTTATCCTCAAAACTTTTTAGACTCTAACTCTGCCTTATCTTTACGAATTGAGCACGCTAGAAACCCAGCAGGTTTAATAAGTAGGCTACTAAAAGATAATGGAGATGCCTCCATCGCCAATTTTAACGATCCTTGGGCTAGGATCGAGGTTATGGTGAACCGTTACCCCGAAGCCTTGGCAAAGTTTAATGCTGCAACAGACGTTGCTGTATTTGTAGACAGGTCTGGAAGTACTAGACCAAGTGACGTTAGTGCTACTGTTGATAAATTAGTTTCAGATATAAAACTTTCTGGAAGAAGCCACGCTTGCTCAACAGATCATCATCCTAATACTCCTTCTGCCTTCTTAGAAGATGTAATATGTCCGTTTATTTACAATGAGTGCTGTGATGATGAAAACGCTGCAAAACTTATAACTGAGTGCAATTCTACACTTCCCCCCGGTGCCCGCGACCGAATTATATCTTGCTGTCCAGACGGTATTACAACGGTCGTTTCTCCAACCTCCCAAATCTTGATAAGAGATTATTGCAAAGAGGGTCTCAATGAAGACATCTTTGAAGATGAAGAAGGCAGTGTTTACAAGGGTGTTTGCCTTACCTGTTTGGGTGGTATCGACACTCAACAGAACCTGATTTTTAAATTCGATCTAACTAAAGACGGTGGAGCAGTTGTAGAGGGAGAGTTAGATTATGTTGTTGAATACAAAGATCCGCAAGATGAATCTTTTAAAGTTCTTCCTGTGGTTTTGGGTGCAGGTTTCTCAGGCAACGCATTTGTTAGAAGTTTACTTATTGACCAGTGGGGTGGAAATAATCTTACAGAAGAACCCCACCACTCATGGTTATTATTGGACGTGCCGGTTTTTGATCAATTTGAAGAGACGTTGGTGGGTTCTAAAGGTTGTCGAATAAGAACATGGGATAGGAAATTTAGAGTAAGGGCTACTTTTTCAGATACCTCTTGTCCCGCCGGAGAAATTGTTGGATACACAGAAGAATTTCAGTTAAAAGAATGGAGAGGTCCAATAAGCAGTGCAGATGGGTGGATACAGGCTGGTGGTATGGAAGATTGTGTTTGTCCTAGTTTGCATCAACGTTTTGGTCCAAAACCTCTTCATTTTCCTGATTTGTATAACTTCCAAACTGGTGCCATGCTTACTTCACATGAATTCGGGTCCACAACGGTTGGGATGATGTCGGCTTTATTTGAAGCTGACGGCGATTTTGAAGGCCCACCCAATCGACAGTATTCTTTTAGGAGTTGGGCCATTCCTAATGACCTAAGTCAGGGGAACGCTGGTTGCTTTGTTGAGCAACCCGACGACTTAGACAATTGCGACCATAGAATTATACCTTTTAGAGATCACCTTGATGAGGACCACAACTGGTCTGCTAGAGCCGCACAATCAATGCCCCTCAGTAGGTCAGTCCACCTTAAACGAGCATCATCTCAATATGGAGGTCTTTATTCTTGCGATTGGGCTGATGGAAGTACAATTGTTTGGATAGCTGACGCCAGCCGCTATAATTCCGAAACCGGGCTTGCTAACTACTCAAGTGCGGCGGGCGGTCAAATTACTAGGCGGCTTATCACTGCTACAAAACCAGATCCCGCAAATCCCGGTGAGCGGGTTTCTGCTTGGACCGAAACGCCAATAATGCGAAAAAACACAGTGGTTGTAGAGAAGCAGTTTGGAGACCCCGACACTGTAGAATCATTAGAGATGCAATTTCAATGTATTTATCCGATTAAAGGCACATCACACACTAACGTTACGGGGAATTCATTTTCCACCGTAACAATAGCCGGAGGTGAACGCTGTATAACTCTTCTAAAGAGTATTAACACAGTTACGCTCCCTTCGATTGTATTTCATCGAAACTTAGACATCGCTGGTGGAGCAAGAATTCCCTTTTTTGGTATTGTTGGTGCTTTTACAAATAGTGTTGGACCGGGTGCTGTTCCAACATGCCTTACTGTATTACCGGTAGCAGACGTTACAGAACACCCCCGGACTAAAAGATATATGGCGGTACATTCAGCAGAATTTGAGAAACCCGCTGGTGGTCCAGTTCTTCCCGGCTTTGTAAATTCTTCACTTGTCGGGCCTTTTTATTTTCCATATGAATTCCAATTAAAAAGATGTTCTTCCGTCAGTTACAATGGAGACCGAAGCGAATTTAAAGAATTATTTTGGATTTCTGGAGGGGGGATCGCTCCGGTTTGTTACGCATACAATATTCAAGAAGGTAATCCCAACGCCGAACCACGTACTGTTTGGCGTGCTAATCTTACGCCTACAGACACACCAAACGGTGCTTTCCCGTCCGAATTTTCCTGCTTGTATAGCGAAAGAGGTACAGCTTTTTTCTCACAGGTATGGTCCCACGATACAGAAACAGCCAGAAATTTTTATATAAAAGTTTTTAAAGTAAAGCCAGTAACTGGAAACGTTGAACCTCTTGTAACTGAATATCCAGCATTAATTAGAAGTGTAGAAAAATCTCCCGATTATCAACTTACCACCGCTCAAGGCACTGAAATAGATATACTTTTATGGAAATCTGAAAACTGGATTGCTATTAAACCTAGATTTATATTTCAAGACGGTTCTGAAGGTATACCGGGAGAATCTATTGAATTTTGGTTCCACCCTTTAATTATATAAGAAAAACCAATGTTTATATTATCCGATAGAGTAAAAGAAACTTCTACAACCACAGGTACAGGTTCTGTAACCCTTAATGGTGCGTTAGGGGCTTTTCAAACTTTTAATGACGGTATTGGTGACGGCAATACAACTTACTATGCTATAGAAAACAACAACCGATGGGAAGTGGGTAGGGGTGTTTATACATCTTCCTCTAATTCTTTATCTAGAGATGTTGTTTTCAGTAGTTCGTCTGGTGGATCTAAGATAGATCTAGAGGGCGTATCTATCGTATTTTGCACATTACCAGCCGATAAGACTTTTGTTGAAGATCCTGAAAATAGTATTCTCGTAAATAATATTGTTTCCACAGGAATCACTAATTTAGCATCTATAGTTACCGAATCTGTTTTTAATTCTGGTGATTCAAATATTTCAGGCTACCTAAATGTCGGATCAGATGCGGTTGTCAGTGGTGATATCTTTACCACAAATATTCTTGTAGATAATTTTATTGCCACTGGGGATATTACATCTAGTGGATTTTTAGATCTCGTTAGAGTTGGGGCAGGAAATGTTTTTCACGCACGTCGAGATGATGGCGTTGGTCAAACTGTATCCTTACATATTGATGGCCCTAGTTCTAACTCTACTTGGAAACTAGGTCTCAAAAATAATTCAGATAGCCGAACTGAGGCACCATCACAATCCTACGTCTTTGGATCAGAAAATCAAGTTGGTATTGTTAGGAACTCTTCTAATTACATAACATTAACCAATGGTTTTGGCCTATCTATTCAAGACGAGTCTCATGAAATTATTAGAGTAGGTTCGACTAATGGGTTATTCTTAGATCAAAAATCAACAGTAAATCCAGCACTTACTGTCCAAGGTTCCATTCTTAACGCTGCGAATATGCAGGTATGGGAAAATTCTTTTGGCGATGTATTATCGGTTATAGATAGTGGAGGAAAATTAGGTGTATTAAATAGCTCACCAATCTATCAATTAGATGTTGGTGGTAGCGGAAAAATGAGTTCTTTAACTCTAACTAACGGTATCTTTTTTGCGGATGGTAGCTTTCAAACTTCAGCGTTTACGGGTACTGATGCTTTGGCTGTAAGCGGTTGGGCCGCTTCTACATTTCTTACTTCTGATGATGATAGCATAGCTAATTTTGCTTCTGGTTTAGCTGTCCAGAATGAACTAGATATTGTTACTGTTTCTGGTTTAACTGGGGGAAGTGCCGGTTTACCTCTGGCTAGTGGTGCTAAGATAACGCAAAATACCAACGATATTATCACTGTTTCAGGTATTGCCGCTAACGACACTCCCACTTTTGATGACCTTTATGTTAAGGGTCAAATTTTCCACGATGGGGATACAGACACCTACATCAAATTTG